CGAGATACTGGCGTATGAGTTATTGCCTGGCGCGATATACGGATCAGCTGGGGCAACGCATACGCTGTTGGCCAATACCGTGCTGGGCGGGTAGGCAAAAACGCTCCACACACCTGCATTAGTAAGAGCCGTAGCAATTGTTGTACGTAAAGTTGTTATAGGCGCTGTCATCATCCCACCATAGCCGCGGGCGATAAGTACGGCGCTAATAATCCACGGATAGAGGCCATAAGTGTATTTGACATTTTAAACGGGCTAGGGCTGTAGCCGTCAACGCTTGTGCCGCCGTTTTGTGTGCTAAAACGTGCTGTCCAGATATTTTCAGCAAGCATTAGTGCAGCTGCATTAATTGCAGGTGTGTTTGCATACGTTGCTGTTTTTGTATCGTCACCTGTCATAGTGCCGTATGGCAATACGCGCCTAAAGTTTTGGTTGGCAGCTGTCTTTGCATACTGGATAAAGCTGTAGCCCTGTGGAAATTGCCAATAGTTAAGCTGCATATTAAACGCTGGCAAAATATTAGCTGTGCCTGTGCTAAAAGGTATTGTGCCTGTAATTGTGTAGGTACCGTTAAAAGTTGATCCAGCACCCGCAATTGTCACGCTTTCGCCAGTTGTAAAAATACCTGGGTTAGCGATCATTACAGTAGCTACGTTATCAACCAAAGCTGTGCCAACAACAGGTGCGCTGTCAAACCACAAAAAGCCATTAATTAAATCTTGTGCTGCCTGGCAGGTGTCCTCAATCCAGGTGTAAGAGTCGTACAGGGTGCCAACACCCAAAGAGGCTTTAAGTGTTGCAGCCGTTACGTAGGTTGCTGGCATTTGTGTACTCCTTACTTTAAAAGGTTTGGTAGGGCTCAAAGGGCTAAGAGCCCTACCAAACTATTAGTGGGTTGTTATCAGGTTAGGTTGTAACGTACAAGGCCCTTAGGCATTTTTACAATAGTTGCCATAAAGCCATAGATAGCAACCTGTACCTGTAGGTTTGAAACTACGTTAACTGACATATACGCCTGTGGTGAGCGATATACGGTCATAGCCTCAGGTGCGACAATGAAAGCTGAGTCATCAATAGTTGTGCTTACCATTTGATGATCAACATATAGATCAAGGCCTAACACGTTACCGCGGATTGAGGTAGGTGTTGAAAGTCCGCCTGAGTTCATAGGCTGCGCTGCGTTGTAAATAGGGCGGCCTGTTGAGTCTGTTGCACCCATTAGCAAGCTCCATTGTGAAGGGCCTGCAACATAGTTACGTGCAAAGTAGCTTGTGTTCTTGTAGATATTTGCAGACTCAGTAGATACGTAGCTGATAATGCCAGCTGATGTAGCTGCTACAGCTGTACCTTGTACGCCACCTGCAACAACGTCAGCAATTACAGCTGCATCTGTTGCTAGTGAGTAAGCGCGCTGTAGCTGATTTGTGAGCTCAGCATAAAAGTTAGGATCCTGCGCTCTTTCTAAAAGCTCTACGCTAAGTGTGTTCATACCTGCGTACTTCTTTACTGTACCTGTTAGGTACTCTGTGACCATACCCGTATTTTGTACGGCTCCAGCCTCAGCCTCAAAAGTTACAACAGGTGCTACACCATTTCCGCCACCCGCTGATGTCACGAGTGAAGGCACCTGGATTGTATTGCCTGTAGGTGGCAAGGCACCCGCGGATAGGGCATTAATCATAGGTGTATCAAAGTTTGTATTTGAAACAAACTCTGAAAGGTACTGAGTAGGGTTAAACGCTGGGTTTGTTGTGTATGAGTCATCAGCTGCGGTTACGTATAGCTTTGACTCATCATTACCCATAGCTGCCTTGATCTTATGCTCTGTGTATGTAGCCATTGATGTAATAGGTGTACGTACGCGCTGTGAGTTAAGCGCGCTAGGTAGGATGATTTTACGAGCTGCCTCTACTGTAGGTGCAGCCTGCTCTGTGGCATCTACTGCCTCAGGTGCGGATTGATCGGGGGCTGTAGTCACAGCGGCCTCGCTTTCGGTTTCGGTTTCGGTTTCGGTTTCGGTTGTTGTTGTATTTATTACGGTGTTAGTTGTCGTAACTTTTGTGCTTGTAGATAAAGCTGCATCTACTGGCAGCTCGCCAGCTTGTGCAGCAATTTTTTGCACCGCAGCGCTAGCAAAAGCAGCGCTCTCAACGAGTGACACCTCGCGTAAAGTGGCAGCGGTGACCAGGAGATAATCTTTTTCAGGCTTTGATGCTGTGACCTCAACACCAACGGATAAGCCGTCCATTAATTGCTCCTGGGCTAGCAAAATGGCATCAGTACCACGTGATGAGGCACTTACTTTAAAGCTTGCATATAAACCGTCTTTAGCTGATGTAATGCTCTGCATACGTCCTACAGGTTTTGAGTTGTCGTGAGACATTAAAAGTTTTACGCGGCTAGGTTCAGCTGCAACGATTGAGCCCTCAGCAAAAACAACTTTGCCAGCTGAGGTATATCCAATTTCGCCATACGGTGCAATTTTGCCTGAGATAGTACGGCGCTCGCCGCTATCTACAGCCTCAACGTTACCGCTAAAGGTTAATATCATTTGTTGTTATCCCCTCATTTAGGCCCGTAGGGCTTAGTTGTTCCATACTTTGCGCTTGCTCTAAATCAATTAAACCTAGATTTAGCATTTTTTCAATTGCATCCAAACGTGCAGCTGTATCTGCTCGTAAAAATGTTTCATCTAGTGCAAAGCGCACAACGTTACCGTGCGCTGTAATGTCATCCATTGATAAACGGTTTTCAATTGCACTAATAAAAGGCTGCAAAGAATAAGCAACAAACTCTTTGCGGCCGTCCAAAATATTTTGATAAGTCATACTGTTATTCATATCCGCGCTGATGTAATAGGCGGGTACGTTCATTAAACGGCTAATTTCAGTAGCTAAGTACTGGCTACTTTCGTTATAGGTCATTTCTTTAGGCGAAAAGCCAACCTGTTGGTAATCCAAAGTGCTAGTTAAATATGCTGTACTGCGTGATGCACGTGCAGCTTTCCACGCAGCCAACAAACCGCTAATTTGTGCCTCAGGTAGATCAGCACCGCTATTTTTAATAAAACCTGTTGGCATAGGTGTAGCAGCTGCAACACTTGCTGCCTTTTGTACGTCAATTGCGGCCTGAATAGTGCGCCCGCCTGTTTCTAATACGCCAGGTAAGAGTGATTGAAAAGTAACGAGTGAGCCAATACCCGACATAGGGGCGCGCTCACCGTTAACGCTGTAATACTGTACTTCGTCACCATACTCATTAGTTGTAACTGTTACGCGAGTATTAGAAACCCACTCAAAACCACTAGGCCGCCCGTCATCAGCATATAGTGATGTAACCCGCCAATAAGCAACACCGTAAAACAGCAAACTATCTACTGTGTATGCAATTGTAACGCTACGTGGCTGGCGCATATCAGGTTGATCAAGCCATAGAGGGCTTTCTAATTTAGCACCTGTAGATTTTTTATATAGCTCTAAATCAATACTTGAAATAACACCTGCAATTAAGTTACGGCATCTAGCAACAGCGGGTACCTGCAAAGCTACAACGCGATCCATAAAAGGCGCGCCTGTACCTGTGTTATACAAACCGCCAAAGCTGTAAACACCTGCACCGTAACCCTGCGACATAATGGCAGGGGCTAGTTGCGCGGTTATATCTTTTTTGCCTATGCCAAAAGTTTGCAACAATCCCATAACGTAATAATGGCGCAAAAGTCAACGACATACGCCAAAAATTGATACGGCGTGTCTAAACGTACACTTTGGCCTCAGCTACGGGCTGAGCCAGTATGTGGATCACCATAGCTAAGCCGATAGGGATATCAACAGGGCCAGCTGACTTACGGCGCACAATACGCCATGCATCACTTGTAATTTTGGCTGCACAATTGGCCATTTGCTGGATCAGCAAATCTTGCCCGCTATGGCGTAGTCGGTCATTTACTAGGGCATCATGCATATCTGAGCAGGCGGTATAAAAGGTTTGGCCCGATATATCGCGCGTTTGCACACCCGCATTTTGTAGCCTTTGGGCAATACTGGCGGTTGTGTACTTGTCATAGCAAACAACACGTGGGTAATACAGGTCAGCCCATTTTTTTATTGAGGCCGCAATAGCAAGTTCATCAACGGCTACCTGTGAGCTGTAAGTGTCCAGCACAGCTACGCCTATGCGCCCGTCAGGCAATACCTGGCCCATAACTAAACTGGCATCACGCCTAGACGGGCTAACATCAAAAGCAAAGACCGTTAAAGGCCTCATTTTGAGGTTTATGTCGCTAGCATCCTCAACCGCACCGTGTGGCCAGGGGCTTTGTAAGCTGTCAATCCATTGTGACAAGCTCTCTGTGCGAAATTGCTCAGTTGTTTGAATAGTTAGAGCTTCCTCTAAAGCGGACTCAGTAATAAGTACACCCATAGCTGGGTTTGCAGCGGCCCAGCCTTTGCGGTCATCTAAAGCCGCAAACTGGGGTGCGCTATATTCGTAATATCCCATTGAGGCGGGCGGGTGGCTCAAAGCTCTTTCGCGTACCTCATTGAGAGTTACAGAAAAGGCATCACCCGCATTACTTGCCAGCAAAGTTTGGCTATTGGGTTTTGCACGCGTAATTGGCATAGCCGCGGCAAAAGCGAGCTGATCCACTTCACGCAACTCATCTATGAAAAGAAAATCGGCGGTGGCACCGCGGGCTGAGTCTCTAGTAGCCGCGCGTACGTCTAAGCGAGCGCCTGACTTTAAAACTATGGCCTCATTACCGTTTGCGTACCTGATGCTTTTAAGTTGCTTTTTTAGCTCAGGGCTATCCTCAATTGCATTAGC